TGATATATAGGTGACTATATAATTATAAATAACAATTAAATTAAATTCAATTATGGCAAAAGCTAAAAAAATAAAAAAAGAAGAATTAGAAAAAATAATTAAAGCTAAAACTGAAATACAAGATATACTAACAACCATAGGTTCTTTAGAGACTCAAAAACACAGTTTACTTCATAAAGTAGCCGAAGTTAATGAAGTTGTAGACGCTTGTAAAAAAGATTTAGAAAAAGAATACGGTCAGATTACTGTAGATCTTAAAACTGGTGAATATACTGAAATAGAAGAAAAAGAAAAAAAGTAATGGATTCAGTTATAAGAAAAATCAGTATTGGTTCTGATTATAAAAATGATGCTATGCATTATTCTGTAGGTCAACAAGTTTATGGAGGTCATGAAATAGCTTATATTCTTTTCCAGGAAACTGATGCATCTTATAATATTCATATTAAAAAAAACAACGAGGTATTGCCATGGAAAAAATTTAATTCTAACATGGCTATATCCGTTGAGTATGATTTAGAATATTAATGAAAAGTCTATACGATTTTATTGTTGAACCAGTTGGCAATAAATACAACAACACTGTTAACGTAGGTGATAAAAAATTAATTGTAAATACTAAAATTGAAAACTGGAAGTTTGTAAATAAGTTAGCTAGGGTTGTAGAAACCCCAGCTGCCTTTTCAACACCTATAAAGAAAGGTGCTATAATAATCATACATCAAAATGTTTTTAGAACGTTTTATGATATGAAAGGTGAAAAGAAAAAAAGCAGATCTTATTTTAAAGATGATAACTATTTCTGCGCAGTTGACCAAATATATTTATATAAAAATAAAAGTAAATGGAAAACTATAAATAATAGATGTTTTATAACACCTATAAAAAGCAAACAAGATCTAACGCTAGATAAAGAGGCGAACCTTATTGGTATACTTAAATACGGTAATAAGTCCTTAGAAGCGCTTAATATAAACCCAGGTGATCTTGTAGGGTTTACTCCTAACAGTGAATGGGAGTTTTTAGTCGAAGACAAACGACTATATTGTATGAAATCTAATGATATTGTAATTAAGTATGAATACCAAGGAAACGAAGAAGAATATAATCCAAGCTGGGCAGCGAGCAGTTGAAGAGTTAATCAAAGTAGCTAAAGAAGCTATTGTTGATTCAGATGATGATATATCAGCTGATAGACTTAAAAACGCTGCAGCTACTAAAAAGCTAGCTATATTCGACGCCTTTGAAATACTTAGTCGTATTGAAGAAGAAGAAAACCTATTAAATGATAAACCAAAAGAAGTTAAAGAACAAAGAGCTTTTAAAGGTTTTGCTGAAGGAAGATCTAACTAATGTACGAGCAGTCATTATATAAAGTTTTAAAAAACCACATAAAACCTAAAGTTCTTAAACGAATGAACAGGTATAACAAGTGGGAATATGGCTATAACAAAGAGCATGATATTGTTGTTATAAGCAAAACAGGTAAAATAGGGGATATATACGAAATACAAAACCTTAAAATAGCTTTACCTGAAAAAACAAAAGTACATAAATTTGAAACAGACAAATGGGAGTATACTGAGTATCCTAAAGTTTTAAGTAAAATAAAATCAGTATTTGACTGGGAAGAATATCCACTAGACTTTAAAGAGAAATGGTATGATTACATCGATAATGAATTTACTCGCAGAGAAGAAGGGTTTTGGTTCTATAATAAAGGTGTGGCTACTTACCTTACTGGTACTCACTATATGTACTTGCAGTGGAGTAAAATCGACGTTGGTAAACCGGACTTTCGCGAATCAAATAGATTATTCTATATCTTTTGGGAGGCTTGCAAAGCCGATGTACGTTCATATGGACTGTGCTACCTTAAGAACAGAAGATCTGGATTTTCATTTATGGCATCAGGCGAGGTGGTTAACCTGGCAACCATATCCTCTGACTCTAGATATGGAATACTATCGAAATCTGGACCTGATGCGAAGAAGATGTTCACGGATAAAGTGGTACCAATATCAGTCAACTATCCGTTCTTTTTCAAGCCAATACAAGACGGTATGGACAGGCCAAAGACAGAACTTGCCTTTAGAGTCCCAGCCACAAAATACACCCGTAAGAAGCTTGAAACAAACCAAACTCTACGCGAGCTCGACGGGCTCGACACTACGATCGACTGGAAAAACACGGGCGACAACTCGTATGACGGTGAGAAACTCAAGCTCCTCGTCCACGATGAGAGCGGTAAATGGGAACGTCCGACGAACATCCTCAACAACTGGCGTGTCACGAAAACGTGTCTACGATTAGGTAGTAGAATTATAGGTAAATGTATGATGGGTTCAACTAGTAACTCATTAGATAAAGGCGGTGATAATTTTAAAAAACTTTACAATGACTCAGACGTCACTCAAAGAAATGCAAATGGACAAACTCGCTCTGGACTATATAGCTTGTTTATACCTATGGAGTGGAATTACGAAGGATACATTGATTCTCATGGAATACCTGTCTTCGATACACCAAAAAAACCGAAGAAAGGACCTCAGGGTGAAAAAATTGAATTAGGTGTAATAGAGTATTGGGATAATGAAGTAGAAGGACTTAAACAAGATCAAGATGCTTTAAATGAATTTTATAGACAATTTCCACGCACCACAAAACACGCTTTTAGAGATGAATCAAAAGAGTCTTTATTTAATTTAACTAAAATTTATGAACAAATAGATTTTAATGAAGATCTTAAAAACTCTATAAACGTAACAAGAGGATCTTTTCAATGGCAAAACGCTAAGCAAGATACTAATGTTATATTTGTTCCAAATAAAAATGGAAGGTTTTTAATAACTTGGGTTCCTAATATTAATATTCAAAATAGAGTGTTTGTTAAAAATGGTTTAAAATATCCAGGCAATGAACACATAGGAGCTTTTGGTTGTGATCCTTATGATATATCTGGAACAGTAGACAAAAGAGGTTCAAAAGGATCTTTGCACGGTTTAACCAAGTTTTCAATGGAAGATGCTCCACCTAATCATTTTTTTTTAGAATATATAGCTAGACCACAAACTGCTGAAATATTTTTTGAAGATGTTTTAATGGCTTGTGTGTTTTATGGAATGCCAATACTAGCTGAAAATAACAAGCCAAGACTTTTATATTATTTTAAAAAAAGAGGATATAGAGGTTTTGCTATGAATAGACCTGATAAAAAAAGAAATAAACTATCTGTAACTGAAAGAGAAATAGGTGGTATACCAAACTCAAGTGAAGACATAAAGCAAGCTCACGCAGCTGCTATTGAGTCTTATATAGAAAATTTTGTAGGTTTGTTAGAAACTGGATATGGAAATGTTTATTTTCAAAGAACACTAGAAGACTGGGCTAAGTTTAATATAAACAATAGAACTAAGCATGATGCTTCTATAAGTTCTGGACTAGCACTTATGGCTTGCAACAAGCATAGATATAGTCCTGTTAATGTGAGAACTATAAAAGCTGTAAATTTAGGTATAAAAAAATATGACAACAAAGGTGTCACATCAAAAATAATAAGTTAAATGAGTATATATACTAACACCAATAGCGCTTTTCCAAGCCAAGTAGTTAGCGACTTAGAAAAAGCTAGTATTGAATACGGCAGACAAGTTGCTCAAGCTATTGAAGGCGAGTGGTTTAATCAAGGCAGAAGCGGAGGTAATAGATATTTAACTAATTGGAATAATTTTCACCAATTAAGATTATACGCTAGAGGCGAACAGCCAATACAAAAATATAAAGATGAATTATCTATTAATGGTGATTTGTCTTATCTTAATTTAGACTGGAAACCAGTTCCTATTTTATCTAAGTTTGTAGACATAGTAGCTAATGGTATATCTCAAAAAGCATATGATATAAAAGCATATTCTCAAGATCCTAATTCAGTTAAAAAAAGAACTCAATACGCTAGTAGGCTTTATAATGATATGATAGCTAAAAGCTATTTAGAAAACTTAAAACAAACTCTTGGAGTAGATCTATATCAAAGCACTGATGTAGGAACTTTACCTGAATCAAAAGAAGAGTTAGAGCTGCACATGCAATTAAGTTACAAGCAATCAATTGAAATAGCTGAAGAAGAAGCAATTTCTAGTATGTTTGCTCAAAATAAATTTGATTTAATAAAACGAAGAATAAACTTAGACTTAACAACAATAGGTATATCAGCTTGTAAAACAAATTTTAACACAGCTGAAGGAATAACTATAGATTATGTTGATCCTGCTTATATGGTTTATTCTTATACTGAAGATCCTAATTTTGAAGACGTATATTACGTAGGTGAAGTAAAATCAATTACAATACCTGAACTTAAAAAAGAATTTCCTAATATATCTCAAGAGGAATTAGAGCGTATACAAAAAATGCCAGGAAATAGACAATATATAACTGGTTGGGGTAATTACGATGAAAACACTGTTCAAGTTATGTACTTTGATTATAAAACATATCACAATCAAGTATTTAAAATAAAACAAACAGAGCAAGGATTAATGAAGGCTATTGAAAAACCAGACACATTTGATCCACCTGAAAATGAAAACTTTGAAAGAGTTTCAAGATCAATAGAGGTTTTATACAGCGGCGCTAAAGTACTAGGAACAAATACAATGTTAAAGTGGGGTTTAGCAGAGAATATGTCTAGACCTATGTCAGACACTACAAGAGTTAAAATGAACTACGCTATTTGTGCTCCAAGAATGTACAAAGGTAGAATAGAATCTATAGTAAGCAAGTGTATTGGATTTGCAGACATGATACAACTTACTCATTTAAAACTACAGCAAGTTATGTCTAAAATGGTTCCAGATGGAGTTTACTTAGACATGGACGGATTAGCTGAGGTTGATCTTGGAAATGGTACTAATTACAATCCGGCTGAAGCTCTTAACATGTATTTTCAGACTGGTTCTATAGTTGGTAGATCTCTTACGCAAGATGGAGATATGAATCCTGGTAAAGTTCCTATACAACAATTAAATGGCTCTAGCGGTGGTGCAAAAATACAAAGCTTAATTACTACGTATCAATATTATTTACAAATGATACGTGACGTAACAGGTCTTAATGAAGCTAGAGATGGTAGTACACCTGATAAGCAAACATTAGTTGGACTTCAAAAATTAGCAGCAAACGCCTCTAACGTTGCAACAAGACATATTAAGCAAGCTAGTTTGTATATAACTTTAAAAATAGCAGAAAATATATCTTTAAAAATAGCTGACGCTTTATCTTTTCCTTTAACAGCTGAGTCTTTAAAAAATTCAATTTCAACATTTAATGTCAATACATTAGAAGAAGTAATTAATTTAAATTTGTATGACTTTGGAATATTTTTAGAATTAGAACCTGATGAAGAAGAAAGAGCTCAACTAGAACAAAACATACAGGCATCTATACAGCAAGGCGGTATAAATCTTGAAGACGCAATAGATTTAAGACAAATTAAAAATCTTAAACTAGCTAATCAAATGCTTAAAATAAAACGTAAAGCTAAATTAGCTCAAGATCAATTAAATCAACAAGCTAATATACAAGCGCAAGGTGCTGCACAGGCTGAAACAGCTGAGAAAACAGCTATGGCAGAAGTACAAAAACAAGAAGCTATATCAGCCTCAAAGGTTCAGTATGAAAGATCTAGAACTCAAATGGAAATAGAGAAAATGGAAATTGCCTCTCAATTAAAACAATTAGAGATGCAACAGCAGTTTAATTACGATCTTCAATTAAAACAAGTTGAGTCTCAAACCGTGTCTCAAAAAGAACAACAAAAAGAAGATAGAAAAGACAAGCGTATAAAAATGGAAGGTACGCAGCAAAGTGAAATGATAAGCCAAAGAAATAATGATGGCTTACCAATTGATTTTGAAAATCAGCCAGATGCTGAAATGAACGCGTTTATGTAAAACGTTATTTAATTATTTAATTATATTATATTATGTCAGAAGTAAAAACAAATGAACCTGTTAAGCAGGAAGGTGAGTTTAAGTTAAAAAAGAAAACAACACCTAAGAAATTAAACGAAACTAAGGATAACGTAACTAAAATAAACGTAAATCCTAAAGAACCATTGGTTGAATTAGAGCCAAATGTTAAAAAAGTAACAATTCCAAAACAAGAAGAAAAAAAAGATGCCATTCAAATCGGAGAAACAAAGGAGGTATCTGTGGAAGAACCATCCGGAGATAGCTCAGAGGTGGGAGAACCTGTACAAGAGTCCAACGAGGATGTTGAAGGGTTTTCTCCAATCAAAGAAGTAACAGAAGCTGAAGTTAAACAAGTTGAAGCAGAAGTTAAAGAAGCTATAAGAGATGAAAAAGTATTAGGCAAACCATTGCCGGAGAACATTGAAAAGCTAGTTTTATTTATGGAAGAAACTGGTGGAACAATAGAAGATTATACTCGTTTAAATGCAGATTATTCTAGCATTGACGATAGAACTCTTATAAAAGAGTATTACAAAAAAAATAAACCTTATTTAGATAATTCAGACGTCGATCTTCTATTAGAAGATTTTGATTACGATGTAGATTTGGACGAAGATAAGGATATACGCAAAAAGAAACTTGCGTTTAAAGAAGAAGTTGCAAAAGCCAAAAACTTTTTAGAAGAAACAAAGAGTAAGTATTACGACGAGATCAAGTTGAGACCGGGCGTTACTCAGGAACAAAAAAAAGCTATGGATTTTTTCAATAGATATAGTGAGCAACAACAAATAGTGGAGCAACAACACTCAGAATTTAAAGAACAAACAAAAAGTTTTTTTACTAATAATTTCGAAGGTTTCGATTTAAAAGTTGGTGAAAAAACATATAAATATAATATTCAAAATCCTGAAAAAATTGCTGAAACCAATTCAAACATTAACAACGTATTAGGGAAGTTCCTTGATAGTAACGGTAACGTTAATGATCACGCTGGTTATCACAAGGCGATGTATGCCGCTAGTAATGTAGATAAAATTGCCGCTCATTTTTATGAGCAAGGAAAAGCAGACGCTGTTAAAGACGTTATAAATAAATCAAAAAACCTGAGTGACACTAAAGCTAGGACTTCTCAAGGAGATGTATTTGTAGGCGGAATGAAAGTTAGAGCTATTTCAGGCGCTGACTCTACAAGACTTAAAATAAAAACTAAAAAATTTAACTAAAAAATTTAAACAATTATGAGTTTAACTCCTCAATTTGGGTCGTTAGTCCCATCTCAAAAACAACAATTGTTGCAATCAAATTACTTGCAGTTTAACGACGGCACTAATGATTTTGCGCAACAATACTTACCAGAGATCTACGAACAAGAAGTAGAGCGTTATGGAAACAGAACGTTATCTGGATTTTTACGAATGGTAGGCGCTGAAATGCCTATGACATCTGATCAAGTAATTTGGTCTGAACAAAACCGTTTGCATATTTCTTATGAAAACGTAGTATTAGGCGCTGGTGCTGCTGTAAACCTTTTAACTATTCCAGTTGGAGCTAATATTACTAATGTAATATCTGTAAACGATACTATCGTTATTTTAGATCCAGCTTCTGGAATTGAAGCTAAAGCTTTAGTAACTGCTTCTGGCGCAACGGCTGCTCCTGCAACTGGTGCTATAACTGTACAGCCTTATAGCGGAGCTGCTTTAGGTGCTACTTTCTTTGCTGGTCTTGGTGGTAATGTTAAAATCTTTGTGTATGGTTCTGACTATGCAAAAGGATCTAGCATTGCAACTGGAGACAGAGTAAGTGTTACACCTTCATTTACACAATTTTCTAACTCACCTGTTATTATTAGAAACCAATACACTGTATCTGGTTCTGATATGGCACAAATTGGATGGGTAGAAGTTGCTACAGAAGATGGAACATCTGGATACTTATGGTATTTAAAAGCTGAATCTGAAACTCGTTTACGTTTTGAAGATTACTTAGAAATGGCTATGGTAGAAGGTGAATATAATCAAAATGCTGGAGCTGGAGCTACTCAAACTGACAAGCTTCCTGGTACTCAAGGTTTATTCTCTGCCATTCAAACTCGTGGAAATGTAGAAGTAGGATTTACTGCTGCTGCTGGACTAGATGAATTTGATGCTATTTTGAAAAACTTAGATACTCAAGGCGCTATTGAAGAAAACATGTTATTCTTGAATAGACAAACAGCTCTTGATTTTGATGATATGCTTGCTGCAATCTCTGGTGGAACTGCCGGTGGTACTGCATTTGGTTTATTTGAAAACTCTGAGGAAATGGCATTAAATCTTGGATTTAGTGGCTTCCGTAGAGGATCTTACGATTTCTATAAAACAGATTGGAAATACTTAAATGATGCTTCTACTCGTGGTGCTATTGTAGGTGTTAATTCAATTGAAGGCGTATTAGTGCCTGCTGGAACATCAACTGTTTATGACCAAGTTTTAGGGACTAACATCCGTAGACCTTTCTTACACGTACGATACAGAGCTTCACAAGCTGATGATCGTCGTATGAAGTCTTGGTTGACTGGTTCTGCTGGTGGTGCATTTACATCTACACTGGATGCTATGGAAGTAAACTTCCTATCTGAAAGATGTTTAGTAACACAAGCTGCTAACAACTTTGTATTATTCAAAGGAGTATAATTACTTCTTAAATTAAATCCTATGGGCTACACAGTGAGCGTAGCCCTAGGATTTTTTATTAACTATTTAATTTTATTATATTATGGCTAAAAAAGCTACAGCAGAAACTATTGAGGTTGCACCTCAGGAGGTTGCAGTAAAAACTGCTCCTAAACCCACTAAACCAACGTGGGAAATTAAAGACAGAGTTTATTATTTAAAAGGAAATAAAAACCCTCTAACACTTACTATTCCCGGTAAACACACTAAAAAGCATCCGTTGCTTTATTTTGATAAAAAAACAGGTAAACAAAAAGAGCTTAGATATGCTACAAATCAAGACTCTTCTTTTGTAGATGAACAAAAAGGTGAAGTTACTTTGGGTCATATAATGTTTAGAGATGGAGATTTAAAAGTACAAAAGCAACAACAAAATTTACAAAAACTTTTATCTTTATATCACCCATTGAAAGGTAGAATATATGAAGAGTTTAATCCTATAGAAAAAGCTGAAGATGAATTAGATAATTTAGATCTTCAAATTGATGCATTAAATGCCGCTAGAAATATAGAGATAGATCAAGCTGAAGCTATATTAAGAGTTGAAAAAGGATCTTTAGTTAGCAGTATGAGTTCTAAAGAACTAAGAAGAGATTTAATGCTTTTTGCTAAAAATAATCCAAATCTTTTTATGAATTTAGCTAACGATGACAATGTTCAATTAAGAAACGTAGCTATTAGAGCTGCAGAGGCTGGGATAATTAATTTATCAGGCGATCAAAGAACATTTACTTGGGCATCAAACGGTAGAAAATTAATGAACGTACCTTTTGACGAAAACCCTTACTCGGCATTTGCTGCTTTCTTAAAAACAGATGAAGGTGTTGAGATCTATAAATCTATAGATAAAAAACTATAAAAACAAGTGATACTAATATAGGCGGTTTCGGCCGCCTTTATAGTATAAATAAAAAATAACATGGCAGTAAACGTAAACGAAGTATATACAACTGTTTTATATCTACTGAATAAAGAGCAAAGAGGTTATATTCAACCAAATGAATTTAATAACCTTGCTACTCAAGTTCAATTAGATATATTTCAAGATTATTTTGCTAACGCTAATCAACTAGTTAGAAAAAATCAATCTAACGTTCAAAATGATACTGAGTTTTTTAATATGTTTAAAGACGCAGAATACAAACTTTATCCATTTTTAAAAGACGTTGATTATGTATATGACGCTAATGATGGCTTATGGTCTAGCGTTGATATTGTTTATAACATAGGAAGTGTTATAGCAACTTACAGCCAATCAGGTGAAAACCCTACATTAAATTCAATATCAGAGCTTTGTACTAAAAAAGAATACAATAAAATAATTAGATCTAAATTAACTGCTCCAACAAAACTATATCCTCTTCACGTTATAAATAAAAATGTAAACATTGCAACTTTTGATACAAGTTCTACATTAGCAATATATCCAAATCCAGATTCAGTTTCAGCAAATGTTTTAATAAAACCTTCTAATGTTTACTGGGGTTACTCTGTTGGTGCTGTAGGTCAATTTGTTTATAACTCTACTCTTTATAATCCAAACACTCAACCTTTAGGATCTTTGAATTTTGAACTAGACATATCTGAGCAAACTAATATTATTATTAGAATATTAAAATATTGTGGAGTTATAATAAATAATCCACAAATTATTGCTGTAGCAGACAATGAAATACAGCAAAACGAAATGAATTTAAAAAGTTAATAAATGGCTTTACTAACAGAAACAAATCAACAATATTATCAAGGAGCACAACCTTTTTTAGCTGTAGCTAATCAGTTAGATTTCCCAACTACGTTTGATACAAATTTAGTTTTTGGAAGTGAAAATCCATTAAATATAAACTACGCTTTAAATAATTTTAAATTATATGGAAGTAGCAGTGGATTACCTGGAACATGGGACGAAATAATTAGCGGATACAAGGTAACAAATAATATAGTAAAATTTACAGTATCTCCTTTTGCTACAACTCCTTATATAGTTGTTCAATTAAAAACAATTGATGGTGGAAAATATGGCAACATAGCTGCGGGAACTGGCTTTGATGCTTTTGGAGAAACTGTTGAAGATAATTACGGAGGCTATGAATATATAACTTTAAATGATGTAGTAAACAACTTTATGGTTGGATACGTGGGTGATGGTAAAATAATTCAAACAGCAAGTAAATCTGATATATTATTTTTTGCTAAAAGATCTCTACAAGAGTTTAGTTATGATACTTTAAAAAGTATTCATTCACAAGAACTTACTATTCCAGCTAGTTTAAATTTAGCTCTACCTCAAGACTATGTTAATTATGTAAACGTATCTTGGATAGATTCTTTCGGAGTTAAAAGACCTATATATCCGGCTAACAACTTAACTATAAGTCCATATGAAAATCCAGTTCAGGATTCAGATGGTGTGCCAACACAAGATAACTTTGGAGAAAATATAGAAGGAACTTCTATAACAGAAGAAAGATGGAAAACTGCTAGCGATAGTTTTATAAATCAAAGCTCTGCTACAATAATGGACGACTACGCCTATTGGGCAGATTATTATGGAATTAATGGATCTTGGAATTGGGGGCAACAATACGGTATAGATCCACAGTATGCTCAAATAAACGGTTGGTTTAATATGAATTACAGAGAAGGTAAAATATCTTTTTCAAGTAATCTAAACGGTAAGCTAATAGTTCTAGAGTATATATCTGATGGACTTGCATTAGACAAAGACACTAAAGTTCCTAAGTTAGCAGAAGAAGCTTTTTATTCTTCTATACTACATTATATAATATCAACTAGAGCTGGTCAACCAGAGTATCTAGTGCAAAGATTAAGAAAAGAAAAAAGTGCTAAATTAAGAAATGCTAAAATTAGATTATCTAATATTAAAATAGAAGAGATAACTCAAGTAATGAGAGGTCAATCTAAATGGATAAAACACTAAAATTAAATGGCTAGAGCTAGAAATGTATTTTTAAAGTCCAAAATGAATAAGGACTTAGATGCTCGTTTAATACAAAACGGAGAATATAGAGATGCTTTAAATATACAAATAAGTCAATCAGCTGGTTCTGACGTTGGCGCAGTTGAAAATATACAAGGAAATGAAAGCGTTTTAAACTTTCAAACACACACAGGTGTTAGTAATTTAAAAACAATAGGTTATGTAGTAGATCAAAACTCAGAAGCTGTATTTTTATTTTTAACAAATGATATTGCTTCTCATTTTATAATTAGATATTCTCAGTCTGGATTAGCTGACACTTTGGTACAAGGAGATTGGTTAAATTTTTCTTCAAACCATCCAATGAATGGAGCTACGGTAATTGAAGACTTATTGTTTTTTACAGACAATTTTAATCAACCAAGAAAAATAAATTGGCAATCAGCCTTGTCTTTCAATACTACAACTTCTTACTACTACACAAATGAGCAGCAAATATCTGTTGCTAAATTCTCGCCTTATTTATCTCCTCGCCTTATAGATTTAACTAGCACTGCAACCTTAAAGCCTAGCACTATGAGTGATGGTAGAGATCTACCTGATACAACAATAGGTCCTATAACTTGGGCTACAAAAAATTTAAAAGTTACATCTTTTAGAAATAGAGCTATAATACATGAAGCTCAAAGCTTTGCAGATTGGAAACAAAGAATTTTAAACAAACAACCAGCCTGGTGTTATTATGATTTTGATCCTATTAATGGCGAAGTGTATGGAAAAATATACAACAGATTTTGCATGCAGTCTAATAATGTCGATGTATTTGGCAATTCTAGCGGCGGAGATACTATAGCGCCAATAGGTTTTAAACTGCCAGAAGAATCTGATTTTAATAATTTATTATCTTCTGTAAGCAATGATACTGATAGATTAAAATCCACCAGTGGAAGTTCACCTAACACCGCTGATAACAACTTTCCTTACGTACCAGGTACTTGGGTAGTTTCACTAGCAGATGCTGTTGACTATGCTGGCACGGAGGTTAATAATGAATTTTTTGATTCTATTCCTACAGGATATAGAAAAGCAAACGGAGGTGGAGTTACAGACTTTATAAACATAGGTGGAGACGATAGTGTAAATCCAGGTAATTTTCAAAATAATGCGGCTTATTATTGGATAAAAGGTGCCGCGCCTGGTGCTGAAAAATTTATAGCGTTTAGAGGATCAAATACTGCCATAGGACCATCTTTAGCTCCAGCTCCAACCAGCAATGACTACGTAGGTTATTATATAAGATGTATAAGAGAAGACGACTATGATGGGTGGAATGGAGATCCAGATTATTTAAGAGAAAAATTTGTTAGATTTTCCTATAGGTTTAAGTTTGATGACAACGAATATTCTTTAGTTGCGCCATTTACTCAAGCCGCTTTTATACCAAATCAAGGTGGACTTTTCTTTGAAGGAGATGGTGAAAAAACATTTAGATCTACAATAGTAGATTTTATGCAAAACAATGTTAATAATTTTGTTTTAAACATACCTTTACCT